ACATAGCTTGAAAACGGGACTCATAAATACTAGCACTCGTATCAACCTTAGGTTTTTCATCATCACCCTTAGAAGCTTTTACATCTTGTTTTTCAAATTCGGCTGCTTCTTCCTCGGCATCTCTCGCAACAGTACCACTTGGGCCATATGCCTTTTCAATTTGTTCTTTTTCTTCATCTGAAACTTTAGCAGGCTCTGGCTTTTCTTCACTCTGCTTTGGGCTTGAATCAGGGTTAGGAAACAAATTTGAGAATGTTTCTTTTGCTTGTGCAGTTATACCATCACTATATTCTGGGTGATTTTTATTCATCCAATCTAGAAATGTCTTTAAGCCGATTTCCTTTTTACCAATTTCACCCATCCAAACTTTAAGCTCGTTTTTGATTTCTTTAGCTTTCTTGAACAGAGCATCCTTAGCAGCACCTTTCTTTTGCGTGGTTCGAGCAAAAGGAGTGTTCTTTTGTAATTTAGCTTTTGCGCGTTTCGCAAAGCCTGCTGGCCCTGAGATAGGACCTTCGTTTAGGTTCTTGTTAAGATCATTAATTTGCATACAAGTATTTATCACATATAAACAAAATACATAGAAATACAAAAATGAGATAAATACTGATATGCGTCTATATGAACTAACCCAACCACTAACCGAAGTCACAGCGTTTCAAGAAAAGAAGCTGATGAATAACAACTGGAAAAATCCTCGTGAGGTTATGAGTTGGTTGCGTACTAAAAACTTCCAAAAGAAAGGATCGGGACAATTTAGTGTTGCATACGTACATCCTGGATATAAACGTATTGTGAAAATATCAAAAAAACAAGATGAATGTTGGTTACGCTTTGCTCACTGGACACTTAGAATGACATCTCACCCTAATGTTCCGTACATTGATTGGGTACGTAAATATGGCGAAGATGATAAATTCTTTATTGCTGTTATTGAAAAGCTTGCACCATTTAATAGACAAGCTATTATGAATACCGTTGATCTTCCTGGACTTGTATATCTGTTTTTGAAGTACAACCTCACTCACACGATTATCCTGCAAAAGATAGACGAAGATTGTTAAAATATTTACGTGAAGTTAAGAGTGGTAAAAGGTTTATTAATGTGATTAGGTCTAGCAAGAAATTTGCTCGGGGGAAGTGTGCATATGATATGCATGACGGCAACTTAATGTATCGACCTAGTGATCGTCGCCTTGTTGTTATTGATCCATTAGCTGACTTGAATCAAGCTGTCTGGTTTTAAATTGGTACCGAAGAAGGGACTTGAACCCTCACGCCATTTCTGACACTGGAATTTGAACCCAGCATGTCTACCATTCCATCACTTCGGCATAAATTTTTTGTAGTGTAGCATTTCATACTCTTTGTTTTCACAGAGAGTGAAATCTGGGCATGATCCTGCACAATTAATGCTTAATCGGCGTGAATCACCTGTATGCTTTTCATGCTTATAGCTATGCTTACAGCATACACCCCAATCACTACTGTTATTTGAGAAGTACGAATGCACACAAGTGCCACAAGTTGGACTGATTGTGTAATCAATTTCTTGTAGCTTCTTTAGTTTGTTAGCGTCCATTGTCCTACTCCTTTGAATTTGGTGCCGATAGTGAGAGTCGAACTCACACGATCTTGCGATCACAACGCTCTCAACGTTGCGCCTTTACCAGTTTGGCCATATCGGCATTATTCGTAATAATCTATAAAATTTTCGCCATATATATTCTTTGCGTGTTCTATATACGGCTTAATGTATTCTTCGTCAATAATTTTAATATCAACTGGGCATTGTTTAATTTTTGCTCGTTCTCGATCTGTCCAAACACCCTTTATTTCTATGATTTTATTATCCACTACAAAGTCGGGCGTGTATTTTCGTGATTGATCTTCAAACACATACGAAAATGTCTCTCGACATCGTGTGATTGGTATGTTATTATCAAGATGATACATTACGTATGCTAATTCCCAACTACTATCACACCATATGCTCTTATACCACCCTGACTTTCCACGGCCAGAACCCTTCCTGTATCCGCCAGATCCTGATACTTTATACACTCCTTGTGCGGCTAATCTTGATCTAATTTCTTGATTACAATTTGATGAACACGATGTACGAACAAATCGCTTTTCGTATGTTATAGGTGTTTCACATATGACACATAATTTTGGCTTCTTTAAATATCTTGCTAAACTGTTTGCTTTTATTGTTGTAGCTATCTTTTTATTTGTTGTGGGTTTTCGTACCCTCGCCACATTCGCACAACTAATCGAACAAAATTTCTTCTTCGGATTTCGTCTTTTGTCTACAGTAAATTCTACCGAACAAGTTTCACAGAGTCTTTTCATAGTATATGTATTTAGCAGAACTTAAATAGTTCGTCCCTGTAAAAGGATGTATAAAATATAATCTAAGTGACATTGTAAGCGGGGTTCTGTCTAGAACCATCATTCAACTTGGCATATACGTTACCGCATAGCTCTTTGCCCACTACCCGAATCCGTAGAGTGTCATACATTGGATTCTGCTTGTGGTTGCAACATCTAGAGATTGGCCGTTTCACCCAGACTTAACTGGCTACGTCTCTGCTCCTCTAATCCTCACGTTACCGTGGACGGGTGTTACCCGCTAGACTTAACACTCTGTTGCCCCGACTTTCCTCTCCGTAGAGCGATGATTTGTCGTCACTTAGATTATAAAATTGTTTGGACCCCTGCCTGAGACTCGAACTCAGCCTATCGGTTTAGGAAACCAACGTCCAGATCCACTGGGCAGGAGAAAATTTAGTGGAATAAGAGATATGAGCCGTGAACGTCTTTTCTGTTCGCGCTATCGTCACCATTACCTGGCATGACGATTACGTTATAAATCGGCTTCGGATCAGCGGCAATAGGTGTTGCCATCATTTGATTGTATGTGAGAATAGACTTCGAATCAATTTTATATGCTGTAGCCAGTCTCTGTTTGAATGTTTCTAAATTTTGTTTGCTAGCGAACTGCATTGCACCTGACTCATCTTTAAGTAGTTTAGCACCATCTTTAGCGATAAGATCAAAGAACATGTTTTTAGGAACAACGCTGCTATGCTTCGCTGTCTTGAAATCAATTTGCTTCTCTTGTGATCGAAGTGCACCTTGACTAAAGTTCTGAAGGAAGTTATCAGGTTTCGCGCCTTGCGCAACATTAGCAATCTTTGTGTATGCATAGAAGTCTACTTTGGGAAAACTACGTGCAATATCATACGCAAGTGCTAGATATTCAGGACTAAAGAAGTCACCAGCATCATGCCAACGTACAATAACTTTGTCGTTTTTCTTTAATGCTTTCTTTTCCGCTTTCTGAAGTTCTGATTTCATTTGCGCTGCAAATCCTTTAGGATCGTTAATCAAGAAGTTCAACATACGAGACTGACCCATTGATACAGCCTTCCATTGTACGTATCCGCCCTTCATAGCATAGCAAAATGTCTTACACTCGCCGGCACCTGGACAGGTGTTAGCAATTATGAATTTGTCTCTGCTCTCGTCTACAGCAAGACCTTTCAGTGCAGGCAACCCGACGTTATAGAACACGCTGCTCGTACCATCGCTATGCTGCATCTTTTGATTCTGTTTCAGAATGACTTTAGGACGCTCTTTAACTAATGCCATGAGCTTATCTGTGTCATACTTTTTGCCAGACTTATCATCTACGATTTCGATGTTGCCGCCATGAATATATGGCTTACTGAACTTGTCTGCTTTAGACTTTTCTTTGTTCTTAATACGATCTAAATAGTCTTGTAGCTCTTGACCTTCAAGATCAGATGATGTTATTCCTAACATATCTCCAGGGGCTTCTGTTAGCTTACAGCCCTTCGGACAGTACATTCCGTTTCGAATTCCGCCAAGATCAGCACCACATTGCGGGCAATCTTCAGGATACTCAGGATACGTTTCTTCAATCTGTTCTTCACCTGTGTCTACAAAATCCTCAATGTCGATAACAGTGATACCGTTCTTTTTGTACGGTTCACCTGCGTCGATTGATTCTAGTAGAGTCATTAGTTCGCGTATATCAGTCATATCTATATTTATCAATATTTGACTATTATTTGAATTTGGCACCCTCGGTAGGATTCGAACCTACAAGCCTGTGGTTAGAAGCCACTGGTCGCGTTCCATCGGCGAGGGCATAATTATCGGTGTATGCATCTATAATTGTACATTATCGGTGTATACGTCTATAATTGGCGGGGCTGGTAGGAATCGAACCTACTCGTCGCGGGATCAAAACCCGCTGCTCTCCCATTGAGCTACAGCCCTACGATAATAATTTTTTGACTATTTCAGCAACCCACTCTTTTTGATTAATTCCAAGGTCTTGGGGATTCCCGAAATCATCAAATCTGAATGAATCTATAATTTCTTCGGCTTTTCTATTATGACGGCTGCGAAGTGCGCGACCTTTATTACCGGCCATAGATATTGGATCAATAGCAGGATCGTCCTCCCAGTCTTCGCCCATGCTCAAGCGAACAATCGAAATATCTTTATCTTCCATATCCCATTGCATTTTAAATGCCCATTTAAAGGCATCCTCAGGATGGGTAAATGCAAAAATACCTGCATCTTCATTATAACGTTGGCCGCCTTCACCACGAACCCAATTGCTCGTCTGGAATTGCAATAGGCCCTTTTCTTTAATTTTTTGTACGTTTTTTGTGAACGTAACATGAAATAGATATTGTGGATTTGTTACTTCAAAGATTTTCATACAAGTATTTATCTTAAATTGGTAGGGATACAGGGAATCGAACCCTGATAGACTGGTTAAAAGCCAGATATTCTGCCATTGAATTACATCCCCAATTGTTCTTTAATGTGTGTGACATACTTAGTCTTTCTTTCAGGACAATCTGTCCATCAGTTTAGTGTAAGCGGTTGCGAGGTCTTGTGCAAATAGTTTAGCATCTTGACCGCCTTCTGCTCCCTTAATTTCTACGATACGTTTCATTGTCTTTCTCCTGGTTGAATTTGGCAGAAGGTGAGGGAATCGAACTCTCAACGCTATTAACGATGGCTAAGGGTTCAAACCTTATTTGTGCCCAGCACGCCACCTTCCAAAATTAGTTTATTGACATTCCCAAACGTAGACCCCATAGACGGGATACCACAGACTAGCAGAGTTTGGGGCAATAGTAAAAGTAATATAGTTGTACATGTCTTTATAATAACAACTAACAAAATAGGACGAGTTGTTATGCAAACGAAAGAATGCTTGTCCTTGATTATTGTTAGCTTGTTCTGGCACTATTTGTGCTACAGCTACCGAGCATACAAGTAATAGTGCTAGGAGTAAGCTTCTCATTCTGGTAGTCCTCCTATGCCTAATATCTTGTTTCTTTCTGCCATCAAGTTTTTAAGTTGATCTATATCCATTTCGTGTTGTACGGTATCACTAGCACTTATTACACCGTCAGCATCTACAATTCTAGTGTAATCTCTGATGTGTCCTTGTACAATTCTGATTTGAAGTTCAATAAATCTTGTGTTTGAAATATCCTGATGCATATAGCGAGTATCAATCCACATTCCTGCAGTTGCAATCATCGCTAAAACAGGAGTAACTACTTTGAAAAAAGTTGCTATCTTTGCAAGGTTTATGTTTATTTGTGGCATACATGTATTTATCAAAAACATTGTTTTAATTTGGTGCTCACAGAAAGAATCGAACTTTCACTTACTCCTTACCAAAGAGTTGTACTAGCCATTAATACTATGCAAGCGTTGTTTGGTAGATACGGTAGGAATTGAACCTACGACGGGATCCTTATGAAGGATGTGCTTAACCATTCAGCTTCGTATCCATTGTTTGGCAGTTCCACTAGGATTCGAACCTAGACTCGTCACCTTCAGAGGGTGCTGCATTAGCCAATTATGCTATGGAACTATTGTTTGGCGCGCTGAGTAGGATTCGAACCTACGACTTCTACCTTCGCAGGGTAGTACTCTATCCAACTGAGTTACCAGCGCATTGTTTGTATTTTTCGCGGCGCTTGATATTTTTAATATCATCTTTTACGCCGCCATTACGTTCTTTTGATCCCCATGTTTCTGTCTGCGTATGACAGTTGGGACATATTACACGTAAATTATTTGGGAAATTGTTATTGCTATCACCATCAATATGATCTAGCTGTAGACTCAATGGACCGCCGTCCCAAGTATCACCTTGACCGCATTTCTGACACGCATTTTCATCACGTTCAAAAATGTATCGTCTTAGAGGCCCAGAATAATAGCTCTTTTTGCCTTCTAATATAAGGGGTATATGCACATGCTTATACTCGTATAAGCCTTTGCACACATTGTTGCAATACTTGTTTACTTTGCTGCGGCCTGTTTTGCATTGCTCGCCGCATTCGATGCAATTATATGTAGAGTTCATATTATATATTTAGCAACTCTACGAATTCGGTGGCGATAACGGGATTCGAACCCGCACCTCTTAACGACTCCGCGCCGTTAGTGATACTACCATAATCGTTTATACGATATCCCCAGAATTTGGAGCCTCGGCGTGAGAATTGACTCAGCTTTCGCAATCGACGTTAACAAGTAGCGACCCTGCAATATCTACGAGGCATTGTTTAGCGGATCGTCGGACTACGTAGTTACCGACTCTGAGCCACAGAGGACTCAGCGTGTTGGACGTTTACAGATCCATTGTAAGTGGAGTACAGAAAGTTTGACGTTGCTGCTCACCAGAGCGGAATCGAACCATTGCGCAACCAGCTTTCTATACATCCATTGTTGGCGGAAGGACGAGTATTCGAAACTCATGCCTTGTTAGACACCCATTGATTAGCAATCAAGTCTAGTACCCTGACTAGTTGACCTTCCATAATTTGTTACCACATACATTCATACAGGGTTGCTTCTACATGCTGTCAACATGCACCGCTGTACTTTCAGCTATCGCCAAGCTCACCGAGATGTGCCACCTTCGGCGCTCTATTTATCGGGAGAATTAGAACCCTTACCCAGAGCTATAGCTTACAAAATTGGCGCCGATGAAGGGAATCGAACCCTCCTGAATCTCGCAGACAACGAGTTGAACTACCCAGAGTCCTACATCGGCATAAATTGTACACAAACTAATCTCTTATAGCTTATGTGTCTTGTCGTTGTTTTGTTCTTGTCAAAGCAATCACACAAGATGAATAGATCCGCCGAGATGCCAGAGGTAATTTGCCTCAGTAGTTGTGGGCGACTTTCAGCGCCATCTTCCAGCGAACGAATCTACTAGTATGCATTATACATCACGTTACTACTTTGTCGCACTCGACTTGAGTTTCCAATCCAACACCACAGGGGTGTGTGGCCCATCTCCAGGATGTAACACCTAGCGGCCTCGATCTTTCGCTCCTATAATTTGGTACTCCGTAGGGGAATTGAACCCCTCTCTCTGACTTGAGAGGCCAGCGATCTACCGATAATCTAACGGAGCATAGTATTCGTGCGATCCTGCATTTTTACGTGTGCCACCGCGCCTTCACGAAAGAGTGTTCCACCTTGCGAGTGTACTAACTAGATTTGGTACAAGGGACGGGATTCGGACCCGCATTATCGAGATTGAAAGTCTCGGGTTCTACCATTAAACTACCCTTGCATAAAATTGTCACACAGGGCCATCATGCCTGCGCACTTTTGCGGCGTCAATTGATCGAATAGTAGTGGCCAGACTTCAACTGACTTCGTAATTCTACGACTGCCTCACATAACGGATTGATCTTTCGATGTTCCGTTTGCACTACTAGAATTTGGCACTCCTACAGGGACTCGAACCCTGTTCAACGGTGTGAAAAACCGCAATCCTAACCCATAGACGATAGGAGCATAAATTGTTCGAGGACTGTGCAGTCTTCCTTGACTACACCCTTGTCCTACATTTGGTGCAACCCTAGGGAATCGAACCCTAATATCTGGAACTTCAACCCAGCGCCTGAACCATCACGGCCAGAGCCACATATTTTGTTTGGTGCACCGAGATGGATTTGAACCACCGACACAGGCGGCTTCAACGCCTTGCTCTACCCCTGAGCTACCAGTGCATTATAAAGTGAGATGCTGTCTTACCGTCAGTCAGCGTGGGGTCTTCGTTTCGTACCGCTCGTCGGGAGTCGGACCCGATCATCTCATGTTTGTATTAGAATTTTATCTTACGACCTGCAACCCAACCTTCAGTTAGATACTCATTTAGATCGTCTTTCTCTATCTTCTTAGACACTCGGTTGTTATGTATCCAACAAGTGCCGTATTGTGAATTCTTTTTGCCAGTGCTTTTTCCTTTCATAGATTCTCGCATTAGCTTTTTTGTTTCTTCTGTGTGCTTTTTACCTTCGAAACTGTGTCTTCCGTGTCGTTGGATTGTGGTTTTATTTGCTTGTTTGCCACGCCGAGTCCATTCTTCATCAGAAATAGTTTCTTTGTGTTTAGCTAATCCTTCATTTCTAGATGCATTAAATTTTGCAGTCCAAATAGGATCTTCTTCTAACAATTCTTTTCTACGTTGTACACCAGCACTAGTTCCATTTAAACCATTCTGATTAACAAAATCAAAACCGCCCATCCCGCCTATTCGCAGGTTGTATGTATTTTCTTCAGCCAAGAAATCTATATTAACTATTTCTGCTTCCTTGGCATACATTTGTTCAGGATTATCAAATGTGTAAAGAATCTCTTTTTCAAAATTCTTTCGGCCATGCTTCGTGATCGCATGGTTCAAATATTTTCCTGAACCCATATAATTGTCATCAAGATTACTGGTCTTATGTGTTCCAATATAGAACTTGCCGCTGATCTTATTTGTAACTTTATAAACAGTATATTTCATATACTTATTTATCAAGATTCGAGTCTTGACATGACTCAAATGGGTGAATGACGGGGGTCGAACCCGCCCTTTCTCGGATCACAACCGAGGGCACTACCACTATGCTACATTCACCATTGTTAATAATGACGGTGGGACTTGAACCCACTTCACTCTTGCGAGTTACCGAGTATGTTTCAACTCTGCATTTCCCCTTGCGGGCATCAACATTAATTCGTTAAGTTCTTCGTACTTAGGATCCATTTCAGATTCTTCAATAGCTTTTGCCATTTCTTCAGGTACTTCATGTGCCCAATAAGCTTTTCTGTCATTATCCATTTTGTTTCCTTGTTGGTCGTCGTGATAGGATTTGAACCTACGCGCACCGTAGTGCCTACTGTCTTATCAGGACAGCCTCTTAACCAGACTTGAGTACACGACAATAATTTGGAGGCTACGTAGGGAATCGAACCCTAAGATTTTTCCAGGTTTGCAATCTGGCGCATTTACCATTCTGCCACGTAGCCATTGTTTGGAGCGGACACAGGGAATCGAACCCTACGCTTTACAGATCGGGGTGGAAGCCCGACAGCTACACCAGATAGCTCGGTGCCCGCATAAATTCGTGAACCCACGCTAACATATCACCCAAAGACTGACTAATCTTTATAGGGTCTCTTATAGCGGACGAGGCAGATTCAGAGCCTCAATTCGTCATTGCGTTTGCGCCCTCCCAGGAAGTCACTCCTGCTGCATAGCCAACAAACTATATTTGGTACTCTATCTGTGAATCGAACACAGCACAGATTCCTTGTAAGGGATTCATGCTTACCCAGAGCCTAGAGCATAATTCTTTCGTTCAGTCCGCTCGCTAGATCATTTACTAGCAAACGCATGTACCTAATTAGGTAACTTTCTCCCCTGACTATTCATAATCAGCAGTAACAAAAGATTTAATAAATTGGTGGGTCTTGAGAGATTCGAACTCCCGACAGCCTCGATGTAAGCGAGATACTCTACCACTGAGTTAAAGACCCAAGAGAAAAGGGGCTATGAGCCCCTTCCCTTGTCTTTGGCAGTCTTGCCTGGACGAGCAACACCAGTGATTCTGATGCAATTCTCATGTGTCCTAGGTAGTTTACAGCCTGCCTGACTTTCGGCCACTCGCCACTTTGCGATTTGATCCGTAGTCATAAATTGTGATCTGTCCATAAAATCACCTCCTTACTGTTCACATAGTAAGTAGGTAATTAAAACTTCGTTCCGCCGATCATAGCTTGTCTCCTTAGTTATTTGGTGGGTCTTGTAAGATTCGAACTTACGACATTCACAATGTCAATGTGACACTCTACCCCTGAGCTAAAGACCCTTCGTGCATACACTGTTATTTATTAACAACGCATTAATAATAATACGGGGAACACCTGTTAGAATTTTCATCTAAGTCATCTATCCTCAGAAGATAGCGTGTTATAAGCTAATAGCTTTTTAATTACACCACAGGATCTGCCCTTCCCCGAAAGGCCACACCAAGCGCAGGATAGAACCTGCATTTGTTATGATTGTGTGCAGGATAGAGCCTGCGTTTCTACCCAAAACAGGTAGCGACTTAACCTTAGTCCAACACAAATTTAGTTGTTACAAATAGATTAACGATTCTTTCGCTTACCTATACGGTTTATTGCGAAAAATGTAACGATACTTGTAACGATATTCAGTGCTATCATTTAGCTGTCATTTTGGCGACAGTCAACCGTTCGGCCTACTTCGATAGCGTATTAAGTAATAGTCGTTGTACAGTCGATCACTCCTTTTAGTAGTGACTTACTATTTGGTACAAACAGGCTCTTTCGTCTGCTGGAGAACTTTGGGCTTCTCGCGACCTCTACGTCGTACAACTTAATTGGTGGAGA